GCTTCTGAGGCATTCATGGCGCAGTTCAAGTCGCAGGTTGAACAGGAGCGGCAAGAGGCATTGGTTCGTGCGCAGGAGTCATCGCGCATTCGCACGGCAAAGGCCGAGGCCGGCATTCAACTGAACACGCGGCAAAAGTCGTTTGAACAGGATGAGGCGAATGCCGGCTTGCTGCGTGCTCGCAAGGTGGCTGACGAGCAGGCGGTTGGGCAAGTCCGCAACACCCTGGAGCGTGGTGCTGCAAAGAACAAGTTGACGGATGAATTAGAGTTCAATAAGAAGAACGCCAAGGACATCGCAGGCATTGAGCGGATGATTGCACAGGCGCGGCATATCACTGACCCGAACATTGACCTTGTGCAGAATGGCGACGGCACCTACATGCGCTACGACAAGCGGGCCGGGAAGTCGCTTGGCGTGCTGACTGATCCAGAGACCGGGAAGCCGTTTGTTGGGGCGAAGGACGTTTCAAAAGCTACGCTTGAAGTCGCGCAGTCGATGGCGAAGGAGGGGCTTGAATTGATGAAAGACCCGATGAACCCAGAAGGGATGAAGGAAGGGCGCAAACTTCTCGAACAGTCGCGGACATTGATTCTTGGGAGAGGCGAGAAGCAAAACCCAAAGAGTTTTGATGCAATGTTCCCGGTCATGAATAACCAGTCTGATACCGCCAAGACATCGCAGCCGCAGGCTCGGCCGCTGCTCTCGCCAGCAGAACGAAAGGCGCGTGCTTCTACCGAAGCCAGCGCGGAAGACATCAAGCAACACGAAGAATCTGTCGCCGCAAAGAAGCAACTAATAGCCGAAGAGAAGTCGAAGCGAGATGAAGAGATTCGCAGGCGAAACGAAAAGAGGGACAAAGAGCGCGAGGCAATGAACCGCCTTTCCAGAATCCGCGATTGACAGAGAACAAGAACCACCAGACAACCCCGCCATTGAGCGGGGTTTCTTTTTTCACATGCACAGGTGACACATGGCCGATTACAGCCTGATTGAAGGCGCATTGCAGCGCGGTTATTCGATGGACGAGATCGCCGACAAGTTGGCACAGGCGGAAGGATTCGACCCGTCGGCCATTCGAGCGCGCGGCTACGGTGCTGAAGAAATCATCGGACGGTTGGGCTATGTGAAGCCGGAAGAGGTGAAGCCAGAAAAGGGATTCATCGGAAATGTGCTCGACCAAGCGGCGCACGGGGTAAAAACCGCATATCAGGGGCTGCTGTCTGCGCCTGGAATTTACGCCGGAAACCCGGACGCAGAACGCATCGCCGCAACGATACAGGCGGAACAGTCGCACGAAAAGCCGAAGGAAATGCGCGAAGCCGAGGCTGCGTTTGCTGACGTATCGAAACGACAAAGCGACTTTGAATCCGTGTATGGCAAAGACAGTGGGTACATGGATTCCATTGGCAAGATCATGGACATGCTTGTCACGACCGGGAAAGAGATTGTCACGAACCCGAAAGGCATGGCTTATGAAATGGCCAGTCAATCCGGCAACATGGTTGCCCCGATGGTTGGAGCGTATGCGGGCGGCAAGACGGGTGCGGTTACAGGCGCATTGCTTGGCCCGAAGGGCGCGGTTGCTGGTGGCGTGGTAGGTGCCGGTGCTGGCGGTTTTGCAGGTTCGCACGTCATGGAGCAATCAGGCGAGTTTCGCGGCAAGGTGGCCGAACGGCTGTCGGAGTTGGGGCTTGAGCCGACCGCTGAAAACGTGTCCGCAATCTTCCAAGACAAGGCATGGCTTGACAAAACGCTTGAAGAAACCAGAGACAAGGCGACTGGAACGGCGGTGACGGATGGGGTGCTAGCCGCAATCGGCGGCCTTGCGGTGAATGCGCCAATCAGGGCAGCGCAAAAGACGGCGAGAGCGCAGCTTGGCGCGACGGCAACTGCAAAGCAAGTCAGCGATGCCGCAGCCGACATTCTTGCCAGTCAGCCGAAATGGCAGAAGGTTGCGCCACACCTGAAGGCCGGCGCGATTGGATGGGGCGGGGAACCGATCAGCGAGGCGACTGGACAGCAGTACGGCTATGGACACGTCGATTATGGCGATGTCGGCATGGAAGCATTCGCAGCCGCTGGCGAAGGGATTGGCAGCGTCTATGCCGCAGCGAAAGGGATGCGAACCAAGCCGACGCTTCCCGCAAACGTTACACCGCCGCCGTCCATCACGTCAGCATCCAGCACCGACGACGCCATCAAGGCATTCAAAGACGAAGTGGAAACCGTATCGCCGGTTCCGCGTGGATCGTTCAGCGGCATGGATGATCTAGCCGGCCTCATCGAGTCCGAACGCTCCGACCTTGGTAAGCGTCGCGGGCTTCTCGCGCAGCAACAACAGGAAGCGCGCGACATGGAAGCCGAGTTCTCCGGGCTGGTGAAGGACGAACAGATTGACCAGTCTTACCGGCTCAACGATGCACAGAAGCAGAGGGATGCCGAGCGCGCGCGTGAAGGCGGTTATGATCTTGCCTTGCAACAGCGCGAAGAGCAGCAGGGCCGCACGGTCGAGCAGTTGGCGGCGGCAAGCGAGGCGCAGGGATTTGGCAATGAAGAGCCGACCGCGATGCAACTGGCGATGCAGCGGGCGCAGCAGAAGGCGCTCGATAACGAATTTTCTGGATTGCTGAAGCAGGAACGCGCCAACCTCAACGAGATGCGCGCGAACGTCAAGCGCGTTGCCGGGGTTCCGGTGGAGCAAATCAGCACGCCGCAGCTTGAGGAAATCGCGCAGTCCGAAGCGCATCCGAATACCAAGATGGCAGCAGTTGCTGCGCTGAATGATCGCCATGACGCGATTCAACAGGAGCGCGAGCGGTTGATGCAGTTGCGCGAAACACGTCTTGAGAAGCAATCCAATCAACCGGAACAAGGGGCACAGCATGGCGCAGAGTCTCATGGAACCGATGGACAGGTGGCTACGCCGAGCGTTGCGGGCGGGAGCATTGACGTATCGGGAGGCGGACTTGATGCAGCAATGGTCGCTGCTGATAGAGGAATGCGAGAAACTTCCAGTGCCGGAGCCGCTGTTTCTAGCGGCGGACAAGTTGGCGCTGTACCAGTTGCCGACCAGCCGACGAATGTAAGGGCTTTGACTGAGAACGGGAAGCCATCGGCCAGTTGGGTGATTCGCAACAAGGAAACTGGCGAATCGTTGTTTGAAACGTTCGACAGAAAGAAAGTTGATGCGCTGAATACAGAAAAATACGAAGCCGTTCCAATCCTTGAGTATCTGCAAAGCCTGAACAAGCCGCGTGCAGAATCGCCGAATGATGCGCAGATTGTCAATGTCAGGCAACATACTACGCGCAGGAACCCGGCATCCAACACGATTGCGCAAGCCATCATCAACCTTGGCGGGATCAGCACGTCACTGAAGACCGACATTCTTGGCGACGCATCCATCAAGACGCGGCCCGGCCTCTTCACCACGAACGGAACAGGCGACCTGGGCGAGATTGCCGCCATGCTGTCTAGCGGATTCGGATTCTCTCAAATCGACCTGAACGATCCGACTGACAACAGCGGTGCGAAGCAACTCGCCGACTTGATTGCTCGTTCGGTGAATGGCGAAACCATCCACAACGAAGAGGGGATGATTCTCGCGCAACAGGCGGAAGAAGAGGCCATGCACCGCGAGGACATCAACAACAAGGCGCGAGAGTTTGGCATCAAGCCGTCTGGTAAAGGCCGCCCATTCTCCAAGGTTGAGGCTGAAGTTCTAAAGCTGGTTGAAATGCGCCTTGAAAAAGAGATTTACAGGGCAGGCGAGGAAATGCAGGCGGCCAGAGAGTTCGCACTAAAATACTTCACGCAAGAGGAAGTCGATGCGATTTGCGATAAGGCTGTCGATCAACTCGGAAGCGATGCGTCTATACTCGAAATCTACCAGGGAATCACCAAAGCAATCTACGAGGCCATCAATGAAAATAAAGGACGCAACAGAGATAGAGCAGCTAACTCCGAAGCAGAGGGAATTGATCGCGAAAGTCGTCGCTCTGGACTACCTGAAGCGGAAGATCGCCGACCGGCAGGCGAGGGAGAAGGCGCAGCAAGAGAAGGACAAGGCGCAGAAGTAACGCCTGAATTCGGCCTCATCGGGCAAACCGAAGAGGAAGCCATTGCAGAAGAACAGGCACGGCGCGATGAAGATCAGCGCAAGGCTGATGAGGATCGCGCAGAAAAGCGCCGGATAGACGCAGAGGCTGTCGCGCGTCGCAACGAACAAAACGCCAACACTGTAGCATCTGACAACTTCCAGCTTGGGCAATCCAGTCAGGAAGTCCGTAGGATGGTGCATTCCGGCATGGTGGATATGTTCGGAAATCCGACGACTGAAGCCGATGACGGGAACCCTGCGCGGAAGATGGACGAGGCGGCGCGGCAGGCGGCAAATATATCCGATGACCATGCTAACATTCCCAATATGGACGGCGTTCGCGCCGCAGCCCAGCAGATTCTTGATGCCATAGAACAGGACGATCTCGCCGATTACGGGCTGCGTGTAATTCCTGGCGAGTTCGAAGGCGACATCGCGGTTGGCGACGTGTTGCCGCCTAGTCGCGTCTGGGAAGACGGAAGAGAAACGGATGACGAACTTCTCGGAACATCCACAGTTGAAGTCGGATCGCTGACGTTGGATGGGGTTCTGAAATCTTTGAATGGACTTGGAGCAGCAGGAAAGCCAGGGCCAAACGGATACTACTTTGGCGATCGTGTCGTCCTAGTCAAAGGCGATCGGGTCTCCGGTGGTGATGATTCTGGTGAATCGCTGTTGAAGAATGCTAGCGTCGTTGGCGTCTGGAGAAAGGCAAGCAAGGGGCTTTCTTCGATTCTTCCGAATGAGGCTGTCGCGCCGAAAGAGTCCGGCGCTAACACGCTTGACCCAGTAGCTGCCGTCAAGGCTACGCTCGACGCCGCTGGCGTCACTGGAACCGATCGCACCACAACGATTGCAGCGGTTCGCCGTGGCGACCTGACGCCGGAGGACGTGGCAGAGGCGCATCCGTCGCCGAATGTTGCCGACTCTGCAAGCGAAGGCAAGCCGATAAGACCATACGCAACGCCTGACGAAAGAAACGAAGCCATTTGGACGCTTCAAGCAGAAGCAAAATCTTCCGGGCTTGAATACTCAAACGAGTCAATCAAGGATGCCGCAGAATTCGGAGCACCGGCCAATGAAATAGCAGCAGCAATTGACGCTGGAGAGGATGCTGTTGCAGACTTGGCTGAACGCTATGCAAAGCGCAGCAATGGTTTGCGTCAAGGCTTCGGACAAGGAAATAACGACAACGCCTTGCGTGAGAACATGAAGCCGCCATCCGAGCATGAAAAGCGCATTGCGTCACTAACCGGGCGTGGGCTGTACGAATTGACAGAAGCCCAGCGATCCAGCCTGTTGAAGTTTGCGAAAGTGCGCAGCATTGATGCTTTTGAGGATATAGCATTCTCGGCCAGACGCGAAATCATTGGTCAGTGGCTTGATATGAATCCGGCAGAAACAAAACAGCCGGCGACTTACACCATTGCCGATAAGAGAAGTAGCGACGTGGCGATGTTCAGCCGGGGGCGTGGTAATCTGCGCAGCAGACCACGCGGAGAAATTACCCATGAAACACAACGCCTCGAAAAAGGAATCAACCGCGATCTCTCTCGCCAAGGCAAAGAAGCGATTTGGGCCACCGGATTTATCACGCGATCCGCCGTGCCTGACAATGCGCGTCGCCTTGTCGCGGCAGTCGAAAAACTCTTCGGGGTCAGGGTCGAATTCGTCCAAGTAGGGGATGAACGCGCCAACATCTTCAATGGCGTGTTCCTTGGCGGTAATACGCTGTTCGTCAATGTCGATTCTTCAAGTCCGGTATCGACGGTCATCGGTCACGAATTCCTGCACTTCCTGAAAGAATCGAACCCAGACCTCTACGCCAAGGCCGAGAGCGTTCTACTTGCACTGGCGAACGCCAAGAAGTTTGCTGCTGCGGCAACAAAGCATCAACCGGCGATGAACGCAGGCGAAGAGGTCATCGCCGATACCTTCGGCGATCAGTTCAGCAATCCCGAGTTCTGGGAGGAGATGGCAAACCGCGTCGAGCCATCACTGTTCATGCGGATTCGCGCTGCATTCACGCGATTCATGGGCAAGCTGTTGGGCGAGATAAAGGCAATGGGAACGACGCACAAGACCGATGCGCTGTATTCAGACCTTGATGCGGTGCGGGATGCGGTTCTATCCGCGACTGTGGGCGCGGCCAAGGGTCGGAAACTAGCGACGCCATCATGGAGCAATCTGCATGCGCGCTTCATGACCGCATGGCACGGCAGCCCGCACGATCACGATGGTTTCGACTCGTCCAAGATCGGCACGGGCGAGGGGGCGCAGGCTTACGGTTACGGACATTACTTTGCGTCAAGAAAGCAAGTTGCTGAGTATTACCGCGACACCATCAGCCAGTCTAAAGTTGATATGCAATCACTGGCGCAGAGCATGGGCATTAAGACTACAACCGCAGGCCGTGGTGAGATTGTGCGCCAAATTCGAGCCAATCCGTCGTTAGATGAGGCCTCGATTGCTCGCAAAGTGCAATACGCAAGCTCATCCATGCGCGAAGTCGAGCAGGATGGTTTAGCAAAGCTGATTGCCGCTTACCGTAAGGATGCGCGTGGCCGCCTCTACCAAGTCGAACTCGCTCCCAAGGAAAGCGAATACCTCGATTGGGACAAGCCATTCGATGAACAGTCCCCGCGCGTTCAAAGCGCCATTGTAAACGATTTAGGAGTGTCTCCAGATTTTGCGGCGATTGATGGCGGAAACACTGGGAAGGACATCTACCGGGCTTTGGCAGAAGAGCACGGCGGGGACCGTGCCGCTTCAGAACTTCTGCTCTTAAACGGAGTTCGCGGAATCCGCTACCTAGACGGAAGCAGTCGTAGTGCGGGCGAGGGCAACTCGAATTACGTAATTTTCCATGACGCCGATGTGAAGATCACCGCAAAGGAATCGCGCCGCGCATCCAACTCTGAAACTGGCTCCACCATCAATACCATTGCCGCAGCGATTCGCAAGACTTACGGCGACGTGCTCGACAAATTGCAGGCCAAGAACCTTATCACGCTGACACAAACACAAGATGAGGCGATTGAGGCGGCGGCGAAGGCGCGGGCCAAGGTGACTGGCGAGCGTGTGGAGGACGTGAAGCGCAGCCTGATGGCGAGCGTGAAGAATCAGGCTGTTTGGCATGGCACACCACACCGGGGGATTGAGAAAACAGGTTTCAGGCTCATCAAGATCGGCACGGGCGAGGGAGCGCAGGCTTACGGGTACGGGTTGTACTTCGCTGGCGCGCGGGAGGTTGCGGAGGGGTATCGTCAGAGCACTTCACGACCGGAAGTCGAGATTGGCGGGCGTCGGTTCAAGGCGGATGGTGGCGGTATCTATCGAGACGATACCGGCATTCCGCTTGGATCGACGAACACCATGACCCATGACGATGCCGCTCGCGGCCTGTACGGGAGCAAGGCGAACCAGCCCATTGAGGTTCTCGCGGAGGAAGCCGAATCCTATTTGCAGTCGCGTTCGTGGATGACCAACGAGCGAATCGCCGCAGCGAAAAAAGCCATCCTGAATGGCGAAGTCAAGCTCATCAACGAAGGCCAGCTCTACAGCGCCGATATTCCAGAGAACGACGAGCTGCTGGATTGGGATAATCCTCTGAGCGAACAGCCTGGGAAAGTGCGTGAAGCTATCAAAGCCATCAAGAGCAACACGCCAAAGGACATGCTCTGGATGTGGGATGGCGTGACGCCACAAACGCCTGGGCGCCAACTGTACGGAATGCTGGGCGAACTCGCGGCAGAGATGAACCCGGAAGGCGCGGACGACCTACAACAGGCTGCGTCTGAATTGATGTTGGAGCACGGCATCCCTGGCCTGCGCTACCTGGACGGCAACAGCCGGGGCAATGACGAAGGGACGCACAACTACGTCATCTGGGACGAGGCACAACTGACCCCGGAAGCCGCTCAGATCGAGCCGCACTACTCCAAGAACGGCGACATCGAGGGCTTCTTCGACCCGGTATCCGGCAAGTCTTTCCTGATTGCCGATGCGCTGACCGAGGAAACCGCGCCGGGCACCTTGATGCACGAGGTTGGGATTCACATGGCCGCCGAGAAGGACGGCCCCATGCAGAAGCTCATCGCCCGTGCGGGCAAGCTGCGGCAGAAGTGGGCGAACAACAAGTTCGTACAGGAAGCCGAGGCGCGGATGCGTGAGGCTGGTGAGACAAGCGACGAGGAGTTTCTGGCTTACACGGTGACGCAGTACGAGAACAACCGCGCCGGGATGCCAGTGACGCTGGTTTCGCTCGCCAAGGACTTTATCGCTGCTGTGAAGGCGTGGATGTTCAACAAGGGCTATCTGCAGGCCAGCAAGCTGACGGTGGCTGATCTGGCGGCGATTGCCCGGGCCAATGCGCGGAAGATGGCGCGGGGAATGGAAGCTGGTGCAAATGCTGGCGCAAATACCCGCCAGTCTGTCGCGCAAAGCAAGGAGGCCCGTGAGTTTGCCGAAACCGAACGCGCCTACGGCGGTCGCGAGGCTTACGACCGTGCGAAGGCGGACGGCAAGACCAAGCTGGGATACCGGCAGTGGGTTCAAGTCCGCACCGACTCGTTCAAGAAGTGGTTCGGTGACTGGGAGAATGACACCGCCAATGCTTCCAAGGTCGCCGATCCAGAGACCGGCAAGCCGCTGGTGGTGTATCACGGGACGGGTAGCGACTTCGACGTGTTTGATGAAAGCGCGCCGGCTGCCCACTGGAAGATGGATGGATTCTACTTCGCGCAGGAGCCCTCTGACGCAAGCCGGTTTGCCGAGTCCTCCGCCAAAATCAAGCAGAACCGGCTGGGTAACGCATTTCTCCCTGATGGCGCGAACGTTATGCCGGTTTACCTCAGTCTGCAAAACCCGAAAGTCATTGAGTTCAGTCGGCGCGGGCAGGGAGGGTTTGTCACCGCCGACGAGATGCGCGAAATACTAGCAGAAGCGAAGTTTGACGGGCATGACGGCGCAATCATCAAGGGCTGGCAGGATGGGTCTGGCGAAGTACAGTACGTCGCATTCCGCCCCGAGCAGGTGAAATCCGCCACCGGCAACACCGGCGCGTTTGATGGTGCGAATCCGGATATTCGCTACAGCAGAAACTCAGTTGATACCGCCGAAGGAAAATACCCCGGTTTCATCATTCCTGAATCGCTGCGTAATACCGTGCTGAACGGCGTGCCGCTGTTCTCTCGTTCGCAGGATAATGTCAGGAACGAAACGGGAGGAAACAATGATGGACGAGCATTCCAAAGCGGCATCCCGCAAGGCCCGATCTGGTCGGCTCCTGAAATGTCGCGCACCGACAATATCATCTACACGATGCAGGATAAGAACATCGACCTGAAGCGGGTTCAGCAGGCCATCAAGGAGACGGTTGGCGAGATTCGGGACGACATCGACGCTTACCTGCAAGAAGAGTTGTTCCACGGTCGCGCGGCAAAGATTACCGAGGAATTCTTGGATAAGGAAGTGAATCCATTGATTTCTCTCATGCGGGCCAGCAATGTCAGCATGGAGGAAATGGAAACATTCCTTTGGGCGCGGCATGCGAAAGAACGCAATGCGCAGATTGCCAAGATCAATGATGAAATGCCCGACGGTGGATCAGGGCTGACGAATAAGCAAGCCGACGATTTAATGGGCGGTAAGGACGTGACGATAGGGGACAAGACGATTGAAGGCGTCAAGCCGAATCGCAAGGAGCTTCTGTCCAACCTAGCTGGGAGAGTGGATGCCATCACGAGGGGCAACCGTGCATTGCTCGAACACTACAGCCTTGAATCCGCCGACACGCTGAATGCTTGGGACGGGGCTTACAAGCACTATGTTCCGTTACATCGAGAGGATGCAGATTCGCACCTGGCTGGTATGGGGACAGGGATGGGGTATTCGGTGAAGGGGGCTTCTTCAAAGCGTGCAACCGGCTCATCGCGGCCCGTTGAAAACATCCTTGCCAACTTGGCATTGAAACGGGAAAGGATCATCACTCGCGGCGAGAAGAACCGCGTCGCCCAGTCGCTCTATGGGTTGGCGAAGGAAATGCCGAACGCGGACTTGTGGGAAGTCGATGTCAAACCAACGATTCGAACGACGGCAATGGTCGAAGGACGGGAACAAGTTGTGGATGCTGTCGATCCGAACTTCCGCAACAGGCCGAATGTCGTGTTTGCGCGTTTCAATGGCGAAGACCGTTTCGTTGTGTTCAATGAACATAACGAGCGTGCCGTGAGGATGGCCGAAGCGTTGAAGAATCTGGACGCCGACGACATCAGCCATGCGCTTGGCGAGGTGTCCCGCTGGACGCGCTATTTCGCCTCGATCAATACGCAATATAACCCGATCTTTGGCGTCACGAATCTGGTGCGCGACGTTCAAACCGGCTTGCTGAACCTCAAGAGCACACCGATAGCGGGCAAGCAGAAGGAGATGATGGGGCATCTTGTTCAGGCACTGCCGGCTGTGTTCAAGGCGCTGCGCGCAGGCCGAAAAGGACAAGCCGCAACCGGGACATGGGCGCAGTTGTTGGAAGAGTTTCAGGAGGTCGGCGGGCAGACGGGATACCGCGACATGTTCCGCAACAGCCAGGAACGTGCAGAGGCACTGCAAAACGCGCTTGACCCGACGTGGTGGCAAAAGACCTGGTGGGGCAAGGCGGCGACGGTCGGTGGTGTGTTGGCTGTTCCTGAGCAGGCGTTTTTGGATAAGGTCGGCAAGCCGTTGATGGAGTTGTTGTCCGACTACAACACGATGATGGAAAACGGCATCCGCCTTGCGGCTTACAAGGTCGCATTGGATACCGGCATGACGCAGGCGCGCGCGGCTTCGCTGGCGAAGAATCTGACGGTGAATTTCAATCGCAAGGGACAGGCAGCAAGACAGGTTGGCGCGATGTACGCCTTCTTCAATGCGTCTGTTCAAGGCACGGCACGGATGGCGGAAACGCTGAATCATGGCGCGAAGCCGGGAGAGTTGTTGGGTAAGGCCGGGAAACAGATTGTCTATGGCGGGCTGCTGCTTGGAGCTGTTCAGGCCATGCTATTGATGGCGGCGGGTTTCGATGATGAGGAACCGCCAGAGTTCGTGCGGGACAGAAACATCATCATCCCGACGGGTAACGGAAAGTACGTTTCGATTCCGATGCCGCTTGGCTTCCATGTGTTGCCGGCAATCTCGCGCATTTCCATTGAATTCACGGCAGGGGGATTCAAGAAGCCAGGAGAGCATCTTGTTCACATCATGGATGTGTTGCTGGATTCGTTCAACCCCATCGGGAATGCTGGACTGTCGATGCAGACTGTTGCGCCGACCGTGCTAGACCCGATTGCCGCGCTCACGGAAAACAAGGATTGGTCAGGCCGGCAGATTGCCAGACAGGATTTCTCGAAACTCAACCCGACGCCAGGTTATACCCGCGCGAAGGATACTGCTTCGTCGTTGAGCAGGGGGCTAGCCTACGCATTCAACTACCTGAGCGGCGGCGGCGAGTATGGGATTGGTATTGTGTCGCCTACCCCGGATCAGATTGATTACCTGCTCGGGCAACTGACGGGTGGAGTCGGTCGGGAACTTGGCAAGGTTTTGACGACAGGGGAAACCATGGCGACGGGAGAGGATTTGCCGCCGCACAAAATCCCGCTGGTTGGCCGCTTCTACGGCGATACGACCGGGCAAAGCTCAGAGGCAAGCAAGTTCTATGGGACGCTGGAAAAGCTGTCCGAGCACAGGGGCACGCTGGATCGCATGAAGGACGCGCATGACCTGGAAGCTTATCGAGAGTACGCCAAAGAGCATCCAGAGAGCCGACTTTATGCCCGCGCCGCCAGGGTTCAGCGCGAGCTGGCAAGCCTTCGCAAACTAAAGCGGAAGATGATCGAGCGTAACGCCGACCGCGCCAAGGTGCGTCAAATTGAGGATCGAATGAGGACGTTGATGACGCGCTTCAACCAGTCTGTCTCAGAACAGAAAGGCGATCACTGAACAGAAAGGCGATCACTGTTGACCCGGAATCGATTACCAACAAGACGTTGAGGAACAGGAAGTTGTGAGGGGTAAACTCTGCTATATCTCAGAATTCCCGGCCACATGTGAAACAGTACGAATGGCTCTATCTATTCGAGTCAGTGAAGACGCTAACGCCCAAGCAAAAAGAGAAAGTCGTATCGCGATCATTGTGTCCTCTGCTGCTCTTGTTGTCGGGCTTGTATCTGCTGGTGCTGCTTTATGGCCAATCGTAAATCCGAAACCCACTGAGGTTTATTCGCTTCAAACCAATCCCGTGCATGCGGTTCTACCCGAACAATCGTTGCAGCCAACGCAACAAGTTGTAGCCCCAAAGCAGACCACGCCATCCACAAAGCAATCCTCGCAGCCCGGTTCGGCGTCAGCCAAGAGTCAAAAGCAATGAACCATTTCCTCATGGCGCATTACCCCCAACCCGGCGCTCAACCGGACGGCGTTCAAGCGGGGTTTCTTCGTTGCTACCACCGCGCGCGCCGCCGGTTAGCTTTACGTTAGCTCCCATGTCAGTAGTCCTCGTAAGGGCCGGGCGGCGCGTCTTCGCAGTCCTCCGAATCGCATCGCGTGCATTTCCAGTGCGAGCAATCGGCGGTCCCATTCACCACTTCGGGGTCTCCATACCAATCGTTCACCCACTTCCAGTCGTGGTCAATCAGGCTCTTGTCCTGCATTTCTTCCTGTGCGCTCGCAAGGTCTTTGTTGGCGTTTGTGGCGCAGCAGCCTGGGCATTGCCGCGCTCCCATCGGGTATGCCGTGTTGCAGTTCCAGCATAGCGTTGTGGGCGCTAACCCGGCGCTCAACACGGACGCTGCGCCCATGCCTTCGGTGTTTTTCGGTTGTGTCTCAGTGTTCATCGCAGTCAATCCTTTTCTTGTGGCGCAGCGCCGGTTAGCTCTACGTTAGGCCGCAGAATCAGCAGCACGCACGGGTGCCAGTCTGACGGCTTGGCTGGGTTCGGTTCCCCATCCTCCAGCGCCAGCCATTGTGGTTTCCCGATGTACCGTATCTCGGCCCCAAAGTCCTCCGCCATGCTGATCGCCCGCACGTTGTATATCGGAAGAATCAAAACCGTCATGTTGCCGTTTTCGCGTTCGGCAACCGCTTTGCGCAGCCAAGCCACAGGCCCGAGCTTGCGTTTCCCAGGCACTCTCGCCTCTCCTGTGAAGGGCGGATTCACCCAGTTACGCTTACCCCACGGCACGGTCAAGCCGTCAAATCCTTCCGGCCTTGGGTGCGGGCATGGGTCGAAGTCGAAATCGAACTCCGCGCGTAGCTCGGCCATCATGTCCGGTGGTGTTGCCCAGTATCGTTTCATCATCCCTCCCGAGGCCCAACAACCGCATCGAGCGGGACGCCCGGCGATGAAACCGCCGCGCGCCCCTCATGCGAAGCGTTGGGCGTCAGATCGCAGCATGTCGCTACTGCCACCGTTCGCCCCTTATGTACATGCCGCCCGGCTAGTTCGTCTGCGCTCGGAAGGCCGTTGGCGACCGCTGCGGCTTCGCATCGCTCGCACAGAATTCGACCTTCCGGCGGAGCGGCCAAAAATGTTAGGTTCTTTCCTCCCGACGAAATGTGCATGCCGCACCAAAAGCCAACACCCACATGCGGTCCGGTGCGGTGAATGTTGTAGGTTGAGCCGGTGCGCGGCCTGTGAATCAGTGTGCCGCGTGAGTTCTCGACAAACGGCGCGCAGCTTGACCACGGGAATTCATTTTTGTGTACCTTCTTCGGTCGTTCGAGTGCGTACTTGGCGATTACTGTGCTCACAATTCTCCCTCCATCCGTTGCCGCCCAACAACCGCATCGAGCGGGACCGTGCGCGATGAGGCCGCGCCCGGCCCATCATGCGGAGCGTTAGAAGGCATCAGCATTCCAATGCCGTCTGTGTCAGGCCGCCAGCCGCTGCCTGCACACCGTTCGCCGCCTCTTCATCGAATTGCGGCATTACCCCGGCAGCACGCTGCCGCAAGTACCACGCTTCCCAGTGCGAATTGTGCTGTTCGAGTTCGCTGGCAATCTCATTCAGCGCATCGGTCCGCACGGCGTTTGCGAACCTTAGCCAATTCGACCAGTCTGTGTAACGGTCGTCCATCGGCAGCGACGGGAAATGGCGCTGGATCATTTCCAGTAGCCGGTTATCAATTCTTCGTTTTTCCATTTTTCACCTCTTTTTCAAGTTGACCGTAGCATTCCCAACCAGCCTTCTAACTCCACGGTCCAGCGGACCGGCACAAGCGCCGTCCGCTAACCTTCGGCGTTCGGCGTCACAGGTCGTCCTCGTTGAACGATGTCGTGTAGGTAGGTTTATAGCCGCCACGCACCCAGTAGCTGTTGTCGCACTGCGGGCATTGCACCGAGGTGACGCCTTCATCCGGCGCGAGCGACCACAGGTCGTCATCGCCAACGCTGTTCATGTCGTCATCGTCCAGCGCGTAGCCGCAGCCAGGGCATGTCGGCTTCGGCATCTCGTAGGTATCGTGCTTGGTCATCGTTCTTTCCTTCCTTTCCGGGCACTGCCGCCCAACCCTCCGGTCGAGCCGACGGTTTGAATATCGGCGCGGTTTCTGAAACACCGAGCGCCGCGCCTCACCTACACGTTAGAGCGCATGGTCATGGGTGCCTTTGTTTCCTCTACTCGAACGTTGCGCACCGTTCGGCAGGTTTCCGCCCTTGTCCCGCTCACAGGTGGCTGGATGCCACAACCGGGACATCCAATCCCGTCTGCTGCGCTGAGAGGTACTTCGTACTCAACACCCATGACCATGCGCTCTCCGTATCAATCGCGCTCTAACCCGGCAGTCGAGCGGGACTGCGGAATATGCAGAGTCTTGTTTTCTGAATCAGTCATCGCCGCAGCCCCTCACTTTTACGTTAGGTTGCACCAAGCACGTTCCGCAGCCGGTAACAGGTCAAGTAGTCTCGGTCTTTGCATCGTCTCTCCGTGGCCTGCTCACTTCAGCGTATGCCGGCGCACCGTGACGCCTGGGCGCTGCTCGATGAGGGTTCCGATGCTTGGCTGATGTCCGTCTGTGATGGCGGGCTTCTTGCCGCCGTCGTCTTTCGGCGCGGAGATGAAGCCGCTGCCGTCGTCGCCGGTGATCTTCATGTGCTCGATCTCGACCTTGGCGCTGTTGATGATGACTTGCGCCACATCGGACACGGCGCGAGCGCGGTCGACGTCCATCGGGTTCTTTGTGTCAGTCAGGCCGCGCAGCGCTGCGAACAGATGCCCGCGCAGGTCAGTGATGTTCTCGTTGCTCATCGGATTCCTTTTCCTTTTTTAGTCGGTTGTTGATCTTGCGTACCAGTGCGCCGCGCAGCTGGATGATTTCGCCGACTTCCTTCGGGTAGTTGTTGTGGTAACTGTTGCGGCGCATGAGTTCCTGGCGCGTCACCAGCTCCAGGTTGTCTAGGTCGAAATTGCGCTTGTTTCCATCCTTGAATACCAGGGCGTGCCCGGGCGGGATGTCGCGGCCGGCGTCGAGCCAGATGATGCGATGCACGGCGACGTAATCGCGGCGGGTGCAGCCGGTGTCGGTGATCTTACGCTCCAGGTAGCCTTCGGCGCTGACGCGCTCGGTGCCGATCGGGAGCCAGGTGTGGGGACGTTGGCCTTTGGTGAAGCGCGTTTGCTGGCCGCGCACGCCATCGAGCCGGCCTGCGTCGCGCGTGGCGTAGAAGAGCGCGGACTTCTTCAGGCCCATCTTGTGGGCCTTGTAGTAGACCTGCTTTGTGTCGATGCCGAGCTGCGCGGCGATTTCCGCGCTGGGCAGGTCGGGATAGAGCTGGCGCAGGGTGGCGGTCTGCTGTGCCGTCCAGCGGTGATTGTTGGTTCGCTTGCTCATGCCGCGACCCTTTCCCGCACGAAGCCGCGCGCCTTGTCGAGCGCGAGATTCGCCGAGCGGAACAGTTCGCCGGACTGGCGCATCCAGAAATCGCGCGAGACGTCGACCAGCGCTTGCAGTGCTTTCAGTTCCTCGCCCGTCGCGCCCATGCGCTCCTTTTTGAGATAGCGGTCCTTGATGTTGAGCAGCGCCACACCGGCCAGTTCGCAGACGGCTTGCACGCCGGCGTCGCGCTTTTCGTGCGCGGCGAGCAGCAGCAGATCCCGGCAGTCGGCGAGGATGTTGAACTGGCCCTTGTCGGCGGAGCCGTTGCGGAACAGCAGGACGGCCATGAGCTCGGTGGCCTCGACTTCGGGGGAGGTCGTCAGGGCGACCATGGTCGGGCAGCGGGCCGGGCGGGGGATGCGCTTTTTCATCGGTCGGCCGCTTCGCTGGCTTTCGGGTAGTCGTCGCCGGTCATGGCTTCGGGGGCGTCGTCGCTATCGACCATGCTGGATAGCTCCGTGGCGATCAGGGTGCCGAGCAGGCTGATGGCGAGGACGAGGAAGGCGGTGATGGCGAGGCTCACGTCGGCGTTCCTTCCTGTCTGCGCCCGCCTTCGCTGGCGGCGGCGATCAGCGGCAGCGCGTTGGCGACGGATTGCCGGGCGGCGGCGAGCGCTTCGCCAATGAAAATGCAGGCGTTCGTTCCATCGATCTTCTCTGTCACGATCACTTCGCGCGTCAACCGCGACATCTTCGGGAAGGCTTCAAATTCCATTGCGTTCATGCCGCCTCGGCGAACGTCATCCGACGGTGAATGGCGCGGACGCGCTCGACATCGCCTTTGCAATACTCAACAACATCAGCAATACGTCCTGTCCGCACATAATCCCACACCTTACTGCCGTCGATGTCGTCGCCAATTTCGCTCCCCTTTTTGGCAATACCGAAAGCACCGCACAGCTTATCTAAACTCACGCGGTTTCCGACGCCGGCCCAGGCGGTCATCGTGTCGAATACGGAGTCATCCCACGGGCGCGCGTTGAAGGGAATGATCGACGGCGGAATCACGCCGTTCAGCACCGCCCGCTGGAAGATGAAGCGCAGATCGAAGGCCACGATGTTGTGACCGATGAACGTGGGCCGAGTCATGCGTGCCGGATCGTGTGCGGCGCGCAGCGCGTCGAACAGGTCAAGCAGTATGTCACGCTCAGCGGTTGCCCACTCGTCGCGGTAGAATGCGACCGGGGGCGCGTCGTCAACGGCGATGGAGGCAACGACGATCTGCCCGTAAGCGCCGTCGAGTGCCGTCTTACGCCACTTCTCATCAGCCGCCGAGTCGATCTCGGCATGTTTCGCCGCGATGTACTCGGCAATCTTGGTCTCGTCCTTGTAGTTCGATGGCGCGCGCACGTCGGCTTTCTCCAATGCAGCGGAAGCGGACAGCGCATCGCGTACCGTCTGCGATTGGCCGGGAATAGTCTCGATGTCCAGGTAGATATTCATGTCGGCCTCAAAACGGGATGTTGTCAGCGAAATCGTCAAACGATTCAGCATTGTGTGAGACGGTGTGACTAGATTGAGCAGATGCCGTGTTGGTTTGAGCGCCACTCTTAATCGGTCGATCACGCAACGCCTGCACCATGCGCGCCAGCGTTTCAGGCTGTTTAGCTTTGTTCAGAATTTCGCTTGCGGTGAATTCGCTCGTATTGAACGGGGCAGAGATCGATGGTTTCCAAGCTGTTCCGCCGTTGTTTTTCTCGTATTCCTCCATGTGAATCAGAAGCCCGATTGGTTTGCCCATGAGCGACTTGAACAGAGGAACAACGACCTTCGAGCGCTTCTGGGTGTCCTTGTCGTATTTCTCGACCTCTCCGTCTTCTGCCTTCAGTTCTCGAACGCTCAAACAAGTCATGATCGCCATGAGGGTGTTGAATCCCTGAAGCTGCTTGCCGTCACCGTTGTGCGTCCAGATTGTCAGGTAGTCTGCCGTCTCGCCAGTTTCGGCGCGGAATGAGATGTCGACGCCGACCGTCCCCTTCTTGCTAGTGATTTTTTCGGCGCGGGTGATTACGCCGATGTATTTGCCCTTCTGTTCGATCTTCGAGAAGATCACATCTGCTTGCTTGGCGGCGGTCGGGTCAAGTTGGTAGTCCATAGTTCGTAGCTCCTGAGTTAAGTTGTTAAAGCGCGTTCAACAGTCCAGCCATATCGAATCCGGCTGTAAATCGTTTGCCAAGGAATTCCGAGTTCTTTTCCCCAATCCCTGGCATTCATTGCCTTTCCATTAAATTCAATCAATTTGCTGCTCTTGCGGTTGTTTGCCTGCTCCTTTTTTGTTGCCCATCTGCAATTATTCAACTCGTAGTGCCCAGTTGAATCCTTGCGGTCAATCGTCATCCCTTCGGGGCGTGTGCCCATGTCAGAAAAAAACAATTCAAAGTTATGCCACCTGTCGCACACGGTTATGCCTTGACCTCCATATCTGGCGTATTGGTCGTGCGCCTTGTCGTAACAACGATTCATCATGCAATTCCATGATGAATATGCTCCGTCACGGCTTTTACCGTGTGTCGTATTGGCTTCTGTGGCGCGTTCTTTGCGTAGGCAACCGCATGAAAGCGATTCTCCGCTACGGAGTGCGGAACCGCGAACGCTTGTCGTATTGCCGCATGTGCATTGGCAAATCCAGTGATAATTGGCACCTTGCTTAATGCCTGGACGCATCACTGAAAGTCTGCCAAATGTTAGGCCGGTGAGGTCTTTCATTACTCCGCTCATGCCGCAACTCCGATGTCATAAAACTTATAAATCTGTGCGTCAACGTAAGCAAGATCATTGTTGATGTGCTTTTCGTCGAACATTCCAAGTGGGCTTTTGCAGCAGTCCTGCCCATTGGTTTGAGTGCTGAACATATAGTTTCCGTTGATGATTTCAGTGCGGAGAACTATGGTAAAAAACCCCTCTGGCACCAGCGTTTGATCGACCATCTTTCCGACTGTCTTCATTCGCACATTTCCAAAGTCGTCCGTATTGGTGTGTGCCATGATGTACACGCGGCGATTAGGCGCAAGCGACCCAGCGGCATTAAAAATAATCCACGCGCTCTTGGCAATGTCGGTGAATTTTTCGTATCCCTTCTCGCTACTGCGACTCATCAGGGCATTGACCATCACCGCTTGATAGTCGTCAATCACGACAATTTCATGCGGCGATTTGCGCATAATCATTTCGATAGTAGACGGGTCATCCGTTTGAATGACATTCCCCTCATCCTTCATGTTGGCGCGGACTTTCCACCCGGCAGCCTTAAAAGGGAGTGGCTTTTTGACGCATTGAATTAGCATCGTGTGTGCAGGGTCCAGATTGCGAAGGCTCGTTGACTTCCCGCTTCCAGAGTTTCCTAAGATCATTACCGCTATGCTCATGGTCGTTGTTCCTTCGTTCGTTATTCAATAGTTCGAATTGCTGCTCTTCCCACTGCCCTTGCTGCTGCCACCACTGCATTCCCCCGTCGTCCATGGTTATCTCGCCAGCAGGTCCGGTGCCGACAGCAGCAGCGCTAAGGCAATTACCTGCAACCACTCGCCAGCAGTCGGCCAGTCCGGATGCCGCAGCTCGCGTGCGACAGCAGAAAGAATTCGGCTCATTCCCGCTCGTCCTCGTGGAAATCCGCCGATCCGTCGTCATCCATCAGCGGTTCTTTGCGCTCCCATTCGCGCAGGGCTTCGTCTCTGGCCTGCTCTTTCAACAGACGCTCTAGCGCGTTGACTCCGTACCAGCTTTTCCCTGATTGGGCGATGGCGTCGCGGATCACAATTCCAAGCAACAGGTCATAGCGCGTCGGGATGTTCCCTAGGAATTGCAGGATCATGCTCGGGTTTTGCATCATATCTTCGACACGATTTTCGACGAACGTTTCGCGCGCCTTGGACAGATAGGCGTCGCGCTTTTCAAGGGCGTCGATATGGCGCTCGTGGCGATTTAGGTCAATCGAAACAGCACATGGGAAGCTCATGTCAATCTCCTGAATTGATGCCCGTCTCATAAGCCAGACGACGGGCGGCTGGTGGAATTTGTCGAACATCCAAGTCGGCCCGTATAGCGGATCGGGCGGCGCTTCACTGCTAGCAGACGATTCCGCCGTCTGCGAGGGCATTTGATTCGGTCACGCCACAAGGAACGACGACGCCCGAACTGCCGGTGTTTTCGCTATCGCCGCCACTATCCGGCTTGGCGGTTGCTTCAACGACCCCGCTTGCTGGCTACTTGCGACCTTGGCCGACTGTTCGCCTGCTCATCACCGGATTGCTAGTCCTTTGCTCCCGTTTCAGCACGCCATCCTTCGGCGGGAGTGATGCTGCGGTATGGATCGAACTATACGCGAACGAATATAAATGTCAAGCAGGGCGCGTATATATTTGCCCTGCTTCGCACAGGCGACGACATTCGCTGATCCAGAAATTCCGCGATATTCAAGTCAAGCAAACAGTCGTGCACCATTGTATTGACAGGCCATTCGTTCGCGTATATGATCTAGGTTATGGATACGGCAAAACAAATCACAATAGAAATTTCAAAGCACGGACTGTCGGATGCGGAGATAGCCGAGAGGGTTGGAATCGTATGCTCGCAGCCAACAATCTGGCGAATTCGCAACGGAGAAACAAAGGCTTGCAGGTCTGACCTCTACATTGAGTTGATGAAACTGCGAGCTTCTCTGAAAAAAACCAAGACCAAGAAAGCCGCCTGAATTGACCATGTAGCACCACTTGGGCTTCCCGAATGAACAACTACTCACAGCACCCGCTTTCTGCCGCCTTCCCGTCGATGTCCGATGATGATTTTCGCGGACTCGTTGAGGACATCCGCGCACATGGTCAGCGCGACGTTGCCACGCTGGCTGATGGAATGATTATTGACGGCTGGCACCGCTATCAAGCCTGTATGCAACTTGGTATTCCGTGCCGGCTGGAAGAATTCTCCGGGGATGATGCCGTCGCCTTCGTCCGGTCGAAGAACCAGCATCGACGCCACTACATGAAGTCGCAACAGGCGGCGATTGAAGTGTCGTTGTCCGTGTGGGCTGAATCTCATCGCCCGAATAAGGTGGCACCGGGTGCCGCCTTATCGTCGGGCGGAAAGGTGGCACCGGGTGCCGCCTTTTCAACAAACAAGGAAATGGCGGATCGTGCCGGAACTGGCGAAAGAACCATTAGGCAAGCCAAACGTGCACACGAGGCTGGTCTCGGTGATTTTGTACGCGACGGGAAGATTAGTGCAAAACAAGCCGCCGAAATCGCAAATGCTTCTCCGAATCTTGCCAAGCAGGTCGCACATGGCGAAATCAGCTTGCCGGCAGCGATCAAGCAAGTATCCGGCAAGCCGGAGAAAAAGACATTCGCCACTGAACTCCCACCCGAAGTTGCCGATTGTTCGCCCGACGAGTATGAATTGCAGGAGGCACAGGGCGTTATCCGTGAACTGGTCGAGGAAAACGCTGCCCTTCGTGATCGTCTTGCCGTCGAGCAGATGGATTCATCCGACGAGGGGAAGCTGGAAGCGGCGCAGATCATCGAAGAATTGCGCACGAAAGTCCGCCATCTTGAGGATGAACTGCTGGCAGTGAAGTCCAGCCGCAACAATTTCCAGTTGGAAAATGCGCAGCTCAAGAAGCAGATCGCCCGCATGCAGCGTCAGGATCAGCGCGCATCATGATCCAGCTTCGCCCGCATCAATCGCTCTCTATCGAAAGCCTGCGCGAAAGCATTCGCATTGGGCACGATAAGGTAATTCTGTCGGCCCCTACCGGGTTCGGCAAGAGCGTTGTTGCACTGGCCATGATTGACGCGGCAGAGCGCAAGGGCAGCAAGACCCTGTTCGTTTGCGACAGACGCGTACTAGTAGATCAGTTCTCGGCCCATCTTGAGCGCAACGGTATCGAGCATGGCGTGTTCATGGCCGGTCATTGGCGCTATCGGCCTGAGTCGCTGGTGCAGGTAGCGTCGATTCAGACGCTCGAAAAGATGGAGGCATGGCCGGCAACCGACCTGGTGATCGTGGATGAGATCCATGCGGTGATGCGCAAGTCGCTCAAGACGATGCTTGAGTCGCGCAAGGATATGCGCGTCATTGGCCTGACCGCAACACCATTTCACCCGGAACTCGGCAAGTATTTCAGCGCGATTACCAATGTTGTGACGATGGAACAGCTGGTCGAAGACAAGCATCTCGTTCCCTTCCGCGTCTTTGCCGCGACCGAAATCAACACGGATGGCGTAAAAGTCACTGCCGGCGAGTGGCAGAAGGACGAGTTGGAGTCGCGCAGCCTGCGAATCGTCGGTGATGTGGTTGCCGATTTCGTCCGCATTTCAAATCAGGTATGGGGTGGCCCGCGCAAAACGATTTGCTTTGCATCTGGCGTTGCCCACGGAGAGGAACTGGTCAATCGTTTCGCCGAAGTCGGCTTGAACTTCGTCCAGCTCTCCTATAAGGATGACGAGGAATATAAGCAAGAGGTAATAAAGGAATTCTCGAAGCCGGACACGTCGATTCACGGCTTGATTTCCGCCGACCTGCTGACGCGAGGGTTTGATGTAACGGATATTGAGCATGTCATCTTGGCGCGTCCGTTGCGGAAGTCATTCTCCACTCATGTCCAGATGGTAGGGAGGGGAGCGCGACCGCATGATGGAAAATCATTCTGCGTCATCCAGGACAACTCCGGTAACTGGCTGCGATTCCTTGACTCGTGGGATGATGTGTACCACAACGGCACAAAGTCCCTCCGGTCGGACGAGGACACTAAGCCGCGCAAGGAACCGACACAGCGAGAGAAGGAAGCGGCCAAGTGTCCGAAGTGTGGCCATATCTGGCGCGGCAAGACGTGTGTGGTCTGCGGGCATACCCATCAGCGCACGGCAGAAATCGTGGAGGTTCCGGCTGAACTGGAAGAGCTTGGGAACGTGGCCAATCGAAAGCATGACCTGGCCTACAAATCCGCTTTCTATTCTGGCCTACTTGGATATTGCAAAGACAAGGGATACAAGCCCGGATGGGCTTACCACCAATACCATGAGAAGTTCGGCGTCTATCCGGCCAATTCCTTTGCGAAGGAGCCGACAAATCCAGGCGTGGAAGTCCTGAATTTCATCCGCTATCAAGCGATCCGTCGTGGCTTCCGCAGCGATGCCCGCTCGAACGGGGGGCGTCGGTGATGGACTTTGTTATGTTCGCCCGGGCTCACGGCATCCTGATTGATTACGCGCCGCCTGTTGGCGTGTGGGCAAGGTATCCGACCGAAGATCACCCGCGCAAGAAGAATGGCGCGGTCAAATACCTTGGCGACGTAGGATTCGTACAGAACCACGCGACCATGACCGAGCCGGCGACGTGGTTTCCCGAGACGAACAACGACATCCGTATCGACGCCCGCAAGGTGCAACTGGCGAAGCAGCGCGCATCCGATGAGCTGCGCCGGAATCGCCAGAACGCTGCGATGAAGGCGCGCGAAATCATCGGCAAGTCCATTCCTGAGACGCATGCTTATCTGGATAGCAAGGGCTTTCCAGACGCGCAAATCCTCGTCTATCGGCCTGACGATAAAACCAACTATGCGGTGATCCCGATGTACGTCGGGCGCGAGCTGGTTGGTGTGCAACTGATCGACCGTGATGGGGTGAAGAAATTTTTGTTTGGCCAGCGGTGTTCGGGCGCGGAATTCGTCATCGGGTCTTCCGGAATTGATGTTTGGTGCGAAGGCTATGCGACGGCCCTGTCCGTTCAAGCCTGCCTCAAGCGCCGCTGCCGCATCCATGTGTGTTTTTCCGCGAGCAACCTGGCTTCTATAGCGCGCTCCGGCTTTGTCATTGCCGACAACGACGCGAGCAAGGCCGGCGAGAAAGCCGCAAAAAGCACCGGACTATCTTATTTCATGCCTCCCGTACTCGGGCAGGACTTCAACGATTACGAGCGCGACGTGGGCCGTTTCAAGGCGACCGTGGCACTTCTACAGACAATGAAAGGTATAGAAGGGTAGCAAGCTCCCGCTCCGAGCATAACGTCCTGGGCCTGTATGGGCTGACAGAGCAAGAAACACAGCGGCAGCGACCCGCTAAAAAATCCGTTACTACGGCCTTCGGTGCAATTCCAGGTTCGTAGCAGGTGCTGGCTGACCCACTGGGGCGCTCTGCCTGGGGACTCGCGTAATGGGTAAGACAATAGCGCGGGAAAGAGCGAATGATTGCTGGAGATTCCCCCCGCCTCACGGCAGAAGAAAATTTCTTCTTGTGCGTGGGGGTAGGGGGGCTATTGGCTGGAGGTAGTTGTTATGTCTTTAGTGGGGAGGAGTTGCCATGATTAACGACATCATCCGCGAGCGAACCGAGAGCTATGGTTCTTTTGAGGGCGTGGCGATCCTGTCCCAGTCGCTGAAGTCGGTGATGCAGTCTCACGACCAATGGGTGCACATGCGCCCCGATGAGCGCGAGGCGCTGGAAATGATCGCTCACAAGATGGCCAGGATCATCAACGGAAATGCGGCCTACAAGGATTCTTGGGACGACATCGGCGGTTACGCTAAGTTGGTGGCAGACAAGATCGTATGCGACCAGTAAAGCCGATAGAAGAGCATTGCGCAGATTTCATTCTTTTGCATCGTGGCGAGGCTTTCAAAGAATACCGAAAACGATGTCTCGAATACTGGCGCGCGCATTACGGAGATCGCATTGCAAGCAAGGTAGAGAATATGGTCAAGGAAAGGTGGGTGAAGAAATGAATCAGTGGGGTTGCGCGAACCGTCCAGCAAAAGAGGGATTTTGGGCGCAGGACGGATGGCTCACCACCGAAAGCGGCCAGCCCTATCAGCCGAAATTCGTATGGGTGCCGTACCGGATGAGTCAGGGATGCGGCTACGACAAGATCGACGAGGACGCGCGCTGTGCAGGATGCACAAGGGAACGGAAGAACACAAAGGAGGAGGTTTTAACTGATGCTTGAATCTTGTGCATATCTGTATATAATTACACAAATGGACAAGCACTACAACATCAGCGATTTCGCTCGGCGGATAGGTCGGTCAGCTTCCACGGTTCGCCGCTGGGAGCGTGACGGCCTTCTTACGAGTAAACGCCTACCTTCTGGTCATCGCTATTTCGATGAGGATGACGTTCGAGGCATTCTTGGTAAGGCAGATGAAAAGCGCCTTACGGTGGTCTATTGCCGTGTATCCAGCCACGGGCAGAAAGACGACTTGCAATCTCAAGTCACCGCGATGGAACAGTATTGCCTCGGTGCAGGTATTGCCGTCGATGAGTGGATACAGGAAGTTGGCGGCGGCATGAACTTCAAGCGCAAGCAGTTCTTGTCACTGATGGATCGGATCGCTGCCGGGGACATTAGTCGCCTGATCGTTGCACATAAGGATCGTCTGGTTCGCTTCGGTTTCGACCTGCTAGACCATATCGCCAAGCGTAGCGCCTGCGTCATCGAAGTGGTGAATCAGGAGTCGCTGTCGCCGCAAGAAGAAATGACCGAGGATTTGCTTTCCATCGTCCATACCTTTTCGTGCCGCCTGTACGGCATGAGGAAATACAAACGAAAGAACGACTGATATGCCATTTCCACTTGAGCAGTGGTTCGACATCACGAAGCCAATACCCAAAGCCGATGCCGACCTGACGGAAGCGCAAATGATGCTGTATGCACTGAAGGATGGAATGGACCCGGATTGTGCTGAAGCCAAACAGCAGTACCGCGAGATGCGCAAGGCGGTCAAGGAACACAACGAGAAGTTTCCGCCACCGGTCCCGTACCGCAGTAAGGCATCGAAGCTGCGTCAAGCTAAACGAGAAAAGGAAAAGTAGAAGTGAAAGTCACCCGCACCATACTTGCTGATGTTCCAGCCCAACTTGCAGGTATCTGCAAGACCGCTGGCTACATCCGCGCCGACGTCTGGCGTCGGTATGGTGCGCTCGGTAATGTCGGCGTATCGGCATCGGCCGTGCGCACCGAGATTATTGAGAAGAAGATTTACGATAGTTTGCGCATCGACGGCACTATCCGCGCCGAGACAACCAAGGACATCGTCAACGACATCTTGACCTACAAGGCGGCGGCAAAGCTGAAGGTTCGTCAAGCTATCGCCAAGCGCACTACCGACGAGAACGAGCGCAAGCGGCTCTATACCCTGCTCAAGACTGACGAGTGGCTTTCCGACTCATTTCTGCACCGCCAGATGCGCAAGCATTTCCGTCACGGCAGGTCGGAGGTCGCCAACCAGTTCATCGTTCGTTCGGACAAGTATTCAACCGAAGTAGTCAATGGCAAGTTGGTCATCACGGTCAAGATAGCCAAGAAGTACGGCGACAACATCATGCTGACCACGACCACCAGTGGCAAGAATGTTGACCTGTCCGGCAGCAACCTGCGCATCATCGTCAAGGATGGTTTCACCGAGATTCACTACGCCACCGAGAAGGGGGTCGGTCGTGAATGCGGCGATCAGGTGTTGGGCATCGACAAGGGTTACACCGAAGCCTTCACCGACTCTGACGGCGATCACCACGGCCAGAACTTCGGTCGGGTAATGACCGAGTACAGCGACAAGGTTGCCGCTACCGGCAAGCATCGCAACAGGCTGCACGCGCTGGAAAAGAAGCACCGCGAAGCCGGGCGCATTGCCAAGGCTGACCGAATCAAGAAGAACAACTTGGGGTGTAAGAAGATCGACGCCCGTAAGGGAACAACCCAGAAGCGATTGCGTACCATCGCCTATCAGGCAGCACACTCGATAGTCGATAAGGCGAGGATAGTCGCTTCTGAAGATTTGACCGCTGTCATCGCATCAAAGCATAAATGGAAGCGGTTCAACCGAAGGATGAGTGCATGGGCTAAAGGCGTCCTCGCCGAGGCTCTGGACTCTGTATGTGAGCAGCGTGACGCCAGGCACATCTTGGTGAATGGGGCTTATACGTCGCAAATGGACTCGACCAACGGCTTGCTTGAAGGCAAGCGCGAAGGCGACAAGTTTTACCGTGCAAACGGGGACGCTCTCCAAGCCGACTACAACGCTGCTCTGAACGTGCTGGCACGGTTAGATGATCGCGAGATTTCTCGCTTCACTCCCTACAAGGAAGTGCGTCGAATTCTGCTTTCACGTTCTCCGGCGCAACTGAGCGTCAAGAGGGTCGAGTTAGGTACGAAAGTGCGTCAACCGACTGCGGATAAATCCTATGCGCAGATATGCGCAACTTTTTAGGAACAGGGTTAGAAGATGACGCCACAAGAAGCGGTGCAGCGAATAGCGGAATTTGAATGCGCGGTTCGTGTGCAGAAACTCGGACGTTCCACGGCGATTTGTGATTGCGCCCAAGAGCTTTGGGTGTTTCTCGGATTGACGCGGGAACAGGTTTTCTTTTGCGAAGGGAAGCGCCCGCAGGTTTGCGATTTTCCGTTCGACATTTGGGTGTGTCAGATCGGGATCGGAAACCACGGAACGCGAAGGAGAACGGCATACGGGCGGTCGTTTTCTGAGGCGGTGAATGCGGCAACTTCTAACGCTGGGGACACGGCGCATGAGTGCGTGGTGGCGATTCGGGAACGGGCGGCCCTTAACCCGAGATTCGCAAACGTATCGTGCTCACAATGTGGGCGAGATTTTGGCCCTGGTGACCACGGATTTTCACACTGCGAGAACCACGGGTTTTGACGCACATGGAGCCTCTTGTGGTCAGGCATGGCGACCGTATCGCTCAGGCCATGATCGTTCCGTATCCGCGTGTCGAATTTGACGAGGTCAAAGACCTGGCTGATTCGGCGCGTGGTGACGGTGGATTCGGTTCGACGGGAGCATGAAGCAGGCATTCCGGCTTGTCCATGACCAGGCGCGGCAGAGGGCTGCGGATGCGGTCATGGCTGCGCCGGATGGGTATGTGGTCAGGATCGGCGAGCCGACGCGCAGCCTGGAGCAAAACGCGCTGATGTGGGAGTTGCTGACCGCCATATCCAAGTCGGTTCTGTGGCCGGTCAATGGCGAAATGACGATCCTTTCTCCGGATGACTGGAAGCAGATATTCACGGCTGCGCTAAAGAGGCATGTGCGGATGTCTGCGGGTATTGATGGTGGGGTGGTGATGCTCGGGACATCAACAAGCCGGTTGGGGAAGCGGGAATTCTCCGACCTGATCGAAATGATCCATTCGTTTTGTGCGGAAAGGGGAATTGAGTGACAAAGAAAGAGCAGATGCAGTTTCGACGGCTTGAGGCAGAGAACCAGGCGTTGCGCGACAAGCTAGAAAAGCACATGGAGGTCTATTCCAATATGTTGTTCGAGGTTGTGGAACTCAAAACCAAGATCGAAATGGTGCGGTTCGCTATGGAAGACGACGCATGACGAAGTGCGTGATTCGCACATGCCGCCAGGAGTTCGTAAAACGCTCCATGACACACAAGGCTTGTTCTCCGGACTGTGCGGCGGAGTACGCAAAGCACCAGCGTGTCAAAAAGGAGCGCAAGGAGCTCCGGGCCAGGAAAGCGGCGATCAAGCCGCGAAGCGCATGGCTCAAAGAGGCGCAGGCGGCTTTCAATGCCTACATTCGTGAGCGAGACAAGGCCCAGCCGTGTATCTGCTGCGGTCAGCCTTTGACGGCTGAGGCGGTCGGCGGCGGGTATGACTGCGGGCACTACCGATCCACCGGGAGTGCTCCGCATTTGCGGTTTGACGAGCGCAACGCTCACGGGCAGCGGAAAGTCTGCAACCGTTGGGGAGCAGGGCGAGCCGTGGATTATCGGATAGGACTTGTAGCCCGGATCGGATGGGCAGCAGTCGAAGCCCTTGAATCCGACAACGAGCCACGGAAGTACAGCATTGACGATCTCAAGCGCATCAAGGCGGAATATAAGCAAAAACTGAAATGCCTTAAAGGGGGAGACGAATGAACTGCGCCAACTGTAGGAACTCGAAGCAGCGGTTGCACTTTCTCGGCTGGCGACTCTATTGCCGGCTTTACAACCGCCATGTCAATGCGGGCGGAAACTGCATCGACTGGAGGCGCGCATGAGCGGGCGTGATGATATGGCGGTCGCCGAATACCACTTGGTCGGATGGGGCGAATGGCGTCGAGCCGAATCCACATCTTCGGCGAGCGGGTATCGATCAAAGTCTTCAGGGCTATCGACAGGTGGGCGTGGCTTCGATACTGTCGAGGATCTTGCGGCTGCTGAAGATGCAAAGGTCGCGCAGATTTGCGACACGATCATCTGGGATCTTCCCACCGTGAGCAGGACGATGCTGGAATGCCGGTATATTTTTGGCGACGTGCTAAGGAGTCGGCGACCGGATGCCGATGCCAGACTTGTCGAGGCGGTGCGCGAGTTCTGGGCACGGGCGCGGCGGGTGTTGGGATGAGCGAAACCTACACCCCGGCGAACGGAACCGAGGGCGTTGCCTTCTTCGACTGCTGGTGCCGGCACTGCGCCAGGGACAAGGCCATGCGCGATACGCTGACGGGGGACTTGTTCGCATGACGCCGCTTGTCAAAGAGTTGGTGTCACTTGACCCGGAAGTGGCGCTGTCGTGCATCTGGTTCGACCTGGGAACGCTTCCGCGCTACACGTTCGCATGGAGCGAACTGCCGGGAAACCGGCTGCCGTTCGAGAAATGCGCCATCGTCGGGCGCGACAGCAAGGGCGACAAGTTCTTGGTGTGGGCTGCGCAGGGCGACGAATCGACGATCCTGCTGTTTGCCTGCGCGATGATGCCCGGCCATTGGACGCGAACGCCGGTATTCGCCGTTGTGATGGCCGAAGGCGGTTGCCATATCGGCGACGTGGAAGGCGAGGAGGAAATCACGAAGGACCAGGCCGCGCCAATAGTTGGTGTGTTGGCCGAGTTCCTGAAAGGCGCGAACCCTACCGGCTACCGGGCGACGGCGAAGGCCAGCAGCATCACGAACAAGCGCCGAGCAGCGAAAGGCAAGGCTCCGCTGATCTACGACTGGCATACGGTCGTGATCGAGCCAGTGAAGCCGAGCGGCGAATGCCTTGGCGGAACACATGCCGGCCCGAGACAACATGAACGTCGCGGGCACTGGCGCACATGCGCGAACGGCAAGCGCGTTTGGGTGCGGCACTGCACGGTTGGCGACGCTTCGCGTGGCACGATTTTCAAAGACTACAAAGTCGGCGACGGCGGGACGGCAATGCCCGCTAACGCCGAATTCAGCGGGCGGCCGAAGGCCGGTCCGCTGGAATGACGTGTTAGGTCCCGTGGTTGATAACGCAACACAAAATAGTTCTTGACTTGGTTTGATTGCGCGCTACAATAACAACATCAACAAACCACACAAAGGAGCAGCAAAATGAAAACCTACCTCGTTACCTTCTTCAATATGGCCGGCGAATCCCTCGGCTCCGTGGAGGTGCAAGCCCACACCAATTCAAAGGCCAAAGTTCTGGCCTCCACACTCTACACCTGTTCTTGGGTGTCCAAAACTGCGGTGCCCGCGTAAGCGGGTTTTTGACATGGCAATTTGCCTTTACGACCAACACGACGCCGAAAGGCGCGAGGCCAGCCACCGCGAATACCTCCAAGCGGAGGGGTTCGCGGAACTGGTCTCGGCGGCGAGTGAGCGCGGATACCGCAAAGCAACACTCAGTGAGATTAACGCCAGCGCAGAAAGCCGACAAGGCGCAGAAGAATTGTTCTGCTGGAAGGGCGGGCTATGGGTAAAGAAGTAGCCAAGCGCGGCGGTGCAGGGCGCGGGCAAGGCCGCAAGCCGTTAAAGCAGGGGGTGGAAACGGTAACTTTCTCCCTGCGGGTGACAGAGGCACAGCGCGAGAAGCTGGCACGGCTTGGCGGTGCCGAATGGGTGCGGAAGAAGATCGACCGCGCAAAGGAACCTGACGCCTGAGATAACCGGCGGCTGAAGGCCGTCCGGTTGATTGACGGGTTAGCGCCCGGCCTACTACGGAGAACGAAATGGAACTGACTTTTGAAGATGCGTTGCGGATTGCGCGAGGATGCACTGACTATGGCGGCGGACATTGCAGCAACTCTGAGCATTACGAGATTTACCAGCACGGCATCCAGACGGTGATTAACGCGCTGACGGCGGCCAGCAACAGAGGGCTTGAGGATATGCAAACGAGGGCGCTGCACTCGATGGGCGCTAACGCTGACGTAACCGGCCTTGCGCCGGCACAGGAGATAACGAAATGACAACGCCTATTGCGCAAGGTCCGGTTGACGTAAATGTTAGCCATGAGGCCGACGAACTGTTTGCCGACTATCCGAAATACACGGCGGGGCGGATTGGATGGGGAACGCTACTACAGATAGTTGAGTGGGAGCAGCGGCATGGCATTGGAAGCACCAGTGCCGAGACGGTGCGCGCGTACCGCGAAGAAGGCTACGGAGTCGCACAGGCCGGCGTAATGCTCGGGCTGTTGGACTACGGGCAAGCGACAGGATGCGAGGATTATTGATGGCTAACGTAGAAGTGAGGGGCTGCGGCGATGAATAAATCAGAAAACAAAACTCCGCCTATTCCGCAGTCCCGCTCGACTGCCGGGTTGTGCGGCATGGACTGCGATGCTGCATTTGACGACTGGTACTCGATGCAACGGCATCAACTCAGCAACGAGGATGTTTGCAGGGTGATCTGGCGAAGCAGCTGGGAAGCCGCTCAAAAAGAATGGCGTACCCCTCTGACGATGGCCGAAGTGAAGATGGTTGCAACCTACGCACCGGAAGGCGTGACAGACGATGACGTAGAAGTTCTTGTTCGGAAAATTGAACAGATGCACGGACTGACGCACAACGCCAAGGTAAGCGGCGTGCCGCCACAGGACTAAAAGGGAGGGATGAAGATGGAGCAACTACAAGCGTTTGACGGAGGCACATGCGGCACGTCCGCCTTGACCGACGTGTTAGGGGTTGCCGTACCGCCAGCGCCGACTTTTGGAAAGGATTGATGATGGATAAGAAGAAATGCCAAGTGAAAGACGGGAAGTTTGTTGAGCCGTGCGACACGCTGAGCGAAGCGGCTGAATTTGGGAACCCAAGGGGAAAGCAGAAGGGCATTTGGTGCTGGGAGTATTTCAGCCGGACGAAGCCGGGGCCGACGCGGCGATTCTTCGGCACCAAGAGCGGAGACTTCACGGAGAAGGGGATGGCCTTCAACTACTGCCCGTTCTGTGGCGAGAAGATCGACGCACCATTCGAGCCCCCCAACGCAGAGGTAAGGGGCGAAGCCCGGCAGGGCTGAGTCCCGCTTGACCGCCATGTTAGGCGGATGAAAGGGTGAAA